TCCAAGTTCGAGGATATGGAAAATATCCGTTAACTTTCTATTCTCTTTTAGTATAATAACTTCGAGTACGTTCACGATTCGCTCGATGCGATGCTCGACGCAGTAAAATTTCATTTAGACCACATTTAACATGGCAACATATCACTTTTTTTGGAACGGGCCGTTCTCCCAATGGTACAAGAGCGAATTCACGGAAGATGGAAAAAAATTCTGCACTGCCGAACAGTACATGATGTACCGGAAAGCCATGCTGATGGGAGATCCGAACACCGCAGCTCGAATAATGCAGACGAACAATCCGAAAGTTCAAAAGATGCTCGGAAGAGAGATTCAGGGCTTCAATTCCCAATTATGGGACGAGAACAAAGAACAAATCGTTTACGAGGGCAACATGCTAAAATTCACTCAGAATCCCGAGTTGAAAGAGATTCTGATGGATACTGGAGAATCTATCATAGTCGAAGCAAGTCCCGTAGACAGCATCTGGGGCATCGGCATGGACGTCGATCACGCTCTTAGAACGGAACCTAGCAAATGGCCGGGTCTCAATCTACTTGGAAAAGTCATCATGAAAGTACGGGACACTTTGAAAAGTGGTACAGTATAAACAAAAACGTCATGGTAGTATTCAAAGGACACAAGCCCACAGATCGACACGAACTCAGTCAAATGCTGAGAGGAATCAATGGACCATTCTGTTTCTATGACGATCTCTCATTATGGGATCAGTGCAAGTACGATGGTCGGTCTTATTTTGCTGCCATGATACGAAACTTTTTTCAATACCTCCTCGCTCGAAGGTCAACACCGATGGACGCCGACGCCTCAGCTAGGCGGTAAGCAGGACTGACATGTAGAGATTGGGCTAGAGTGCGATTACGCGCTGCCAACAAACGTAATAATGCAGTAAGTGCCAAGTCCACTGGGAAAAGGGACGGGAAGTTTTTCTTTTAGCTATGGAACCTACCGAAAAATACTTATGACAGATCTTCGTTCCGTTTCACGATAATAACGGACGAAAGTATCACATCACTCACCACCATGAATGGGACGATCATGTCAGATCAATTGCTGGTGGACTGACTATTTTCAAGACATCAAAAGGTCAGTGGGTAAGCGACGATGATAAGCTATTCGTGGATCGAATGATCCCGGTTCTCATCACATGCACAGAATCAGAAATCGACATAATCATCCAGTTCACGTTAGTGCATTACGACCAGTTAGCAGTTCTATGCTTTAAGGTCAGCGATTGCGTCAAGCTAGTGAAGCGAGAATATCCGCAAAACTAAATTTCCAATCTTCGTATAAATATTACTGGAACATAAAGCCTCGCTCTTCTGTTCGTCTCGAGCCTGCGGGCCCTCGAGTGATCGACCACGGTCACGATGAGATGAGCAAAAATAATGCAACAAAGCTATGTACCAAAATCAATCGAGCACCCTCAATGTGGGTCGCTCAAACGCCAATAATTGGCCAACTGCTCACATCACTGTGAACAGAAATCGCCTCAAACTCTACGATTCAAACGTTTATCTCAAGAACGGCTCAACGTTCGAGATCGAATTGTGGAACCCCAAGACAACAAGAGTTCTTGCAAAAATCATGATCAATGGAGTTAACGTCTCCAGTGGCGGAATCGTCGTGAAACCCGGTCAGAGAGTTTATCTCGAGAGGTTCCTTGACATCAATCGCAAGTTCCTGTTCAACACCTACGAAATCGAAAATTCCGTCGAAGCGATCGAAGCAGCACAGCTGAATGGACTCGTGAAGGTGGACTTTTACGACGAGCAGGTCGTATTCCCCGGAATTTATACAAACACCTGGATTTACGGAGCAGGAACCATAACGATCAGTCCACCGCAACCGTTCTACCGTAATGACTATTTCTTCAGTCATACGAATACCGGCGGAGTCGGATCGTCCATTGGAACCACTCTGACAAACAACGCTAATTCCAGCTTCACAACGCAACCAGACGTGAACTGTTACATGAACAATGCCAGTTTTTCGTGCAATGCTTCTCAGGATTCGTTGAACTTCAACGACAACTTTGCAGCTAATATGGAACAAGCGACGGTATCGAAAACACGAAGCAAGCTTTCCAAATCTTCTTTGGAAACTGGCCGCGTTGAACAGGGCGGTAAGTCCGATCAAAAACTGGTCGACACTTACGGATTTTTCAATTCGTGGGCTTGCAACACGTATTCCTATCGGATTCTACCAGAAAGTGCGAAACCTATCGAAATCGGAGAGATTCGTAGAAAATGCCCGAACTGTGGGGCTAAAGTGAAAAGTCACTGGAAAGCCTGTCCAATCTGTTCGACTAAACTGACTGCCTAATACAATTTGGGAGAGCGAGGCTCAAATTGTTCCACCCCTCAGGATAAATAAATCAAAATTATCCTAACGAATATGGACGGCAATAACATGAACATGCCTAACATGGACGGTGCTAATCTTGAGGGTTCAACCAAAATCTTAAACTTCGAAGAATTCTGTGCAGCTCAATCGGGTGGAATGGTAACGCCAGCAATGGTCGATAGCGAACCTACTCCTGAGCCAGAAATTCCAGTAGCTACCATCGAACCAGAAAGCGGAGACGATGTTACTGTTCTCGATGACACTGATGCAAGCGCTGAAAAACCAGCAGAACCAGAAGGCGGAGAGAAACCTGAGGAAACTCCAGCAGTAGACTAATCACACTCAACTTTACTAAAAAAATTCGGTTAAAAATGGCAGATCCTCGCACAGACGGCGATGTTAATCTCATGATGAATGAGATCCTTGAAGCTTTAGAGATAATCAAAAAACAATTTCCTAATGGGGAATTAAAGGCGATCCAAGAAAAGATCACCAATATCGACTCCACGCAGGAGGACATAAAAGAGGACCTGCGTGCAATAAAGCGACAGTTATTGGACCCAGAGGACGGGATCGTCGTGAGGGTCAACAAGAATACCGAGTTCAGAAAGAAATCGGTAGCTGAGGAAAAGGACTTTCAGAAACTCATAACCGAACACCATGACCTTCAGGCTTTCAAAACAAAAAAGGAAGCTGAAGAAAAGGAATACCAAAAGATGCTCGATGAGCATAAAGAGATACTTTCCTTTAAGACAACGGTTACCAGAGTCCTCTGGATCATTTTCACAGCATTAGCCGGAATCATTCTAGCGATGATTTTCGGTCAACAATTGAAATAAAAATGGGCAGGATCGTCGAGAACTTCACTCAATTCCTTCAGCAAGCCGCAATAACTCAAGCCGGCGATCCTTACATATTCGGAAAGAATCCGAAAAAGAAGCCCTCAAGACCTAAAAAATCGCAGGTCAAAGCTAAACCCAAACAGCCAGCCAGTAGTATAATATCGTTAAGGAAAAATTCTTAAATCGATATGAGCCATACTACTGTGAAGGATACTGAATCCTTATTACTATCAACGAAGACAAAGGAAGTACGTATTACGACGAGGAACTCGCAAAGGATCTCATCGAACTGTGGCATGCGCGTCATTCGCTGACTTCCAAGCAAAAGGAACGAATCCATGCCATCACGCAGGAAAAATACGTCTCTAACGAAATGTCAATAAAATCAGAACCAGTAGCCTTCACCGAGGATCTAATCTATAAGGAATGCATACGCATGCATGCTTACAGGTGGATGAAAGAGTACCAGAACCTGACGATCGTTCAGTACCTGGAATTTAACGGTGGAGCTCTCATCTCGCACTTTTGCACCAAGTACGGTTCGCACGTTGTAGCCGGAGATCTCGATCGAAAAATAGCGGAATTCATAAGCTAATGGAACTGTTCGTAAGCCGTAAAATAAAGGTTGCTTCGAGCCCAATCCACGGATTGGGCGTATTCGCGATCGACGACATATCAACCGGAGAACTTATCGAGGAATGTCCATTCCTCGATTTGGGTCTAAAGCCTTTCGAATCCTCTCCTCTTTTACAGGACTATCGATTCAATTATCCTAACGGCTCGATGACTCCAACAACTCAACAAGTGGTAGTATTAGGAGCAGGTTCAATGTACAATCACAGCAACTCAGCCTCAGCTTACTGGGTATCGGATGAGATTCGTAAGACCTTCAAATTCTTTGCGAGTCGTGACATAAAGGCTGGTGAAGAAATTTTTGTCTACTACGGTGGACCGGAGTATTGGAACGACGGAAGAACTAACATTGAAGTAAAATAGTATGGCAGCAGAAGGAAAAGAAAATAAGGACGTGTATCGCTGGGTAAAGAAAGTGATCATGTCGTGCAACGATCCACAGCAATTGCTAGCAGCTGATAGATTGACAGAATTATTTCTGGCGAGGTTGGAAAGAGAAAAGAATCCGATCGCAAAAACTGTACGACAGAACCTCTATGCGAAGTTCGTCATAAAATTGCACAATTTGATCGACTAATGAAAGTAATATTCGTTGACATAGACGGACCTTTATCATACGGCCTTTATTCGCACAGAGTAAAGGTGAGTGAGACTCTTAAATTGCCATACGAATGGGAAAGGGAAGATTGCGATGCTTTGGCCGAAATCATAAGGAGGACTGATGCAAAGGTCGTCATAAGTTCGGATTGGAAGAAGCACTACACGATCAATGAGCTCGGTCAGTTCTTTGAGTTCTATGGAATACCTAATGTCATTATCGACGTGACTCACGATAGAAAAGCTAAGATGAGTTCTACCGGTCCACACGATCGTGCAAAACAGATTGCTGATTGGGTGAACGATCACGTGGATGAAATTAAAACTTGGGTAGCGATAGACGATATGAACGTTGCTCCGAAGTTCGAGGACATGACCGAGGAATACCCTCACATCACCAAAGACAATCACGTGTGGCTCATAGGAGATTGGTCGGACACTACTGAACGACTGCGAGACAACGTTGAAAAAATAATTGAAATACTGAATGGAAAAACCAGCTGACATAAACCTACCTGCATTGGCTAACGAATACGCAGAAAGCATCGTCCAAGCACTGGCAGTGGCACAACGCAACAAGCAAGTAAATGGACCTGCTGACTTACAGCTTCTCATAGCGGCTGGAATAGAAACTGCTCTGGAAGATTTTTTCGAAAAAATAACCGTTACCCCTAAAATCGAATTGGATGAAACTTGAAGTATTTGAACTGATAATAACTACTCTGGAAAAACAAAGCAAGAAAAGCTTTGAAGTGTCGGAGTTAGGAATAGCCCTCATGCATTACGAGGACGGTTGGGTTGGGGCAATAAGCCTCCTGTTTAATGCGTATTACGGAAGAGATGCGGCAGAATGGATTGACTGGTACCTCTACGAAAGGAACTCGGATTCTACTGAGGTTCAAGCATGGGACAAAGATCACAATCCTGTCTGTTTCGATATTCCCAGCTTATGGAAGCACGTCGAAAGCATGAGAGTCAGCGATTCTTTCGTTGAATTCGAATTGCCACGGAAGACTGTTGTTACGGAAAATGACTTGCGCAACTTTTTTCCGAAAGCTTGATTATTTGGTATAATAGTACAAAGCAATACATGCATAAATGTTAAAAAAATTGCAGTATAAAATTAAGCGCATGAACGCTAAAACGCGAATCAAGCGCAGGTCCGTGTTGAAGAAATCCGCACTAAAGACCCTTAACTTTGAGCAGAAAGAAATTTTCGATCTCGTAGTTGGTGAAGCCAGAAAACATCCTGAAGCAATCCGATACGACAGGATCGATAACGAAACTCTCATCGTTCTGAAAGACCTGATAATCATGATAAAAAGCGATTCGAAAGATTACATGGTCTACATTGACAACCACCAGGGATTTCATTCACAGTGGTTCTACCAGGCAGCTTATGCATTGATGAATGACATCCTCGATCACGAAGCTCACAGGTTCAGAAGGAAACTGAAACACGAAACCAAAATGAACATTCGTGCCTTCTTACGCTGGATCGTCGAAGATCAGCATGCCATCGACGGAAAAGGTAAATAACAAAAAGATGAGTACCTTATGAATATCGTATTTGCGGACACATTTGCCAAGAGCTTAAGGAAGCTTCGAATCCACGAAAGGTGGTACTGGAAGATTATCGACCTTTTTCGGTACGATATTCCACGTTTTTGCACCAACGTTTGGCAGTTCAGAAAGGAACTCTGGAATAACTACGAGTTCGACTTTCGCGATGCACTTACCATGCTCAAAAAGAACCTTGAGCGTACTGCAAATTACCTGGAATTTCACGGCCACGAAATCGAAGAACCTAGGAACAAAAAGGTTCAGAAAATGCGTAGGGCAATAGAAATTCTCGAACATCACATCGAAGATGATTTTATTCAGCTCGCAGAGAAGGAATTAGGTTACGAGCTCGTTACGCGTTGGAATTTTGGCAAGCCTGACGAAAACGGGATGGTTGCCTTACTTGACGATGAAACGGATGAAGAAAGAGCCAAAAATAAGGCCCTTTTAGACCTTTCTCACAAGATCGAAAAAGATACATGGAAAGAACTGTTCAGGATCCTCGAAGGTCAGGATTACGACGATTACCAGGAATACATCAAGGATATGACAGAAGAAGAGAAAAAGAAGAAAGATCTTTGGTATAAATGGTTCGACGGAAGCGGCCTGAAAGGCTGGTGGGATTAGTCGTGAAAGGTTGGTGGATAAATAACCTAAATTATCAGTAGTTATGGCTTATGTCTACCAGCACATACGATTAGATACGAATTCTATTTTTTATATCGGAATAGGATTGGGGCCAGATTACCGACGTGCATATAAGAAACACAATCGCAATCCGCTATGGAATAACATCGTTAAGAAGACAGAATATAAAGTCGAAATATTACATGACAATATTTCTTGGGAGGAAGCCTGTCGATTAGAAAAAGAATACATTCTAAGATATGGCAAACTTACAAATGACGGAATTCTTTCTAATTTTACTGACGGTGGAGAAGGATTCAAAATGCATCACTCAATAGAAACAAAGAACCGCATATCAGCAGCTTTATCCGGTAAAACGTATGAACAAATTCACGGAATTGAAAATGCAGAAGAGGAAAGAAATAAACGTAGAGAATCGGTAAAAAGAGATTGGCAAAATATTGATCCGATTAAAAAAAGTGAACGATTACAAAAAATTAGCAGTACATTAACTGCATATTTTGAAACACACAAAACAGCATTTCGCGAATTAACGTGCCCACACTGTGGCACTTCCGGAAAAACTAACGGAATGTACAGATGGCATTTCGAAAATTGCAAAAAGAAAGTAAATGGTAAAGACAGCTCAAAGCACTAAAACTCCTCTAGTAGATGTCTTCGGTAAGGATCTGACTCAATTAGCAATGGACGGAAAGCTCGATCCAGTGGTAGGCCGTATCTCAGAAATCAAGAGATGCAGCCAGATACTTTCGAGAAGGAAAAAGAACAATCCGTTGCTGATTGGAGAACCTGGCGTTGGAAAAACGGCGATTGTCGAAGGTTTAGCGACCATGATAGTGAACCGGACTTGTCCGAGAGTACTTCTCGGAAAAAGAATCATTGCCCTTGAACTCGCTAACCTCGTTGCCGGAACCAAGTATCGTGGAGAGTTCGAACAGCGAATGGAACAGATAATTCAGGAAGTCCAGCACAACGGAAACATGATTCTGTTCATCGATGAGGTTCATGCTTTAGTAGGAGCCGGATCCGCAAGCGGATCGCTCGATGCTGCTAACATTCTTAAGCCAGCTCTCGCAAGGGGAGAAATTCAGTGCATTGGAGCTACAACTATCGACGAATTCCGTAATTCAATCGAAAAGGACGGAGCTCTCAACCGCAGGTTCCAACAAATCATCATAAATCCGCCAACCGCTGACGAAACTTGTGAAATCCTCGAGAACATCAAGGAAAAGTACGAAGATCATCACTCTGTAAGGTACACTGAGGACGCTTTGGACGCTTGCGTCAAGTACAGCGATCTGTACATTCAGGACAGATGGCTTCCGGACAAAGCGATCGACCTTATGGACGAAGCTGGAGCTACAGTTCATATAAACGGTGTGGTAGTTCCTTCTAACATCAAAACTCTCGAAGAAAAATTGGTCGGGGTCATCAAAAAGAAGAACGATGCTGTAAATTCTCAAGATTACGAAGCCGCAGCAAAACTCAGGGATGAAGCTCTTGCGGCGGCCGATGAAATTACAGAAGCAAAGAGAGAATGGGAGCAATCTCTGAAAGCAAATCGCTTTTCAGTCACCGAAGATGACATAGCCAAGCTTGTTTCCAACATTACTGGCATTCCGGTCAATAAAATGACGGGAACTGACATCCAGAAGCTGTCCGGAATGGAAGAATCTCTACAGAAATTCATAGTCGGACAGGATTCGGCCATCCATAAGCTCGCAAGGGCAATAAAACGCTCACGAGCCGGTCTGAAGTCAAAGAAAAAGCCGATTGGAACGTTTCTTTTCATCGGCCCTAGCGGGGTAGGTAAGAGCGAACTAGCAAAACAGCTTGCAAAGTTCCTTTTCAATTCGGAAGATGCTCTGCTTCGTATTGACATGTCCGAATACAGCGAAAAATTCTCAGGAAGCCGCATAATTGGAGCTCCTCCGGGATACGTTGGTTACGAGAACGGCGGTCAGTTGACCGAAAAAGTTCGGCGTAAGCCGTATTCGGTCGTGCTTCTCGACGAAATCGAGAAAGCAGACCCTTCAATCTTTAACCTGCTACTCCAAGTTCTCGATGACGGTCGTTTGACTGACGGTTTGGGAAAGACCGTTGACTTCAAGAACACGGTCATCATCATGACGTCGAACGTTGGGATAAAAACTTTGCAGGAGTTCGGAACCGGCATAGGATTTGCAACAGCCGGTCAAATCGAAAGGCAAAAGGAACTGGCGAACGAGGTTCTTCGTAAAGCTGTAAGCAAACAGTTCGCGCCGGAGTTCATCAATCGTATCGATGACATCATCACCTTCAATTCCTTGACCAAGGCTGACATCGGAAAGATCATTGACATCGAACTTGCCAATCTCAAGGAACGAGTAGAAGAAAATGGGTACTTCGTCGAAATCACGGACAAGGCGAAGGAATTCCTTATCGAAAAAGGCTACGACGAAAAGTTCGGAGCTCGTCCGTTACACCGAGTCATTCAGTCACACCTGGAGGACCTCATAGCCGAAGCCTATGTAGACAATAAGGTCAAAAAAGGAGATCACCTGGTGATCACGAGGAAGGCGAAAGAGGACTGCCTATCAATAAAGTAGATATGAAAAAGATTCTGATCGTTTTTCTGTTCCTATTATCTTTAGCTTCGGCTGCACAGACCGAACAGGGTTCAGCAACGTTATTCAACAGTTCTCCGGATCCTACGGTAGTCAACTGTTACTTTTCTTTCGACGGTTCCCTATCCTGGGCCAATGACAAGACCGTTTGGGGATTGGGAGGAACTCTTGGAGCAACTGTGAATCACGTGTTCTCCATTGGGCTTACCGGTCAGTTCATAGTCGATCCGAGAATACCTTCGGAAATTTACGCTCTGGTTCCTCATGGATACACGTATTACAACATAAAGAAGTACTACGGGTACGGCGGACTGTTATTGGAACCTACTTTCTTCTCAAAATTCCTAATTCATTTGACCGTACCGGTCGTGATTGGTGCAGGCGGAGTCTCTTACTACATGTCGGAAACGGCTCAGTACTGGACCACCGGCCAAATGAAATTACAATCGGAAGCGTTCTTCGTTCTCACGGTCGGAGCTCGCGTAGAAATAAACGTGCTAAAGAAGCTTCGCATCTCATGCGGGCCATCATGGCGATACGTTCCAACGTACGAACCATTGAATAACGTGGCACTTGACTTCTCGATAAAATTAGGCGCATACTAACATGCAAGGAACTAGTGGAATAAGCTGTTGGAGCGGATACTGACATGGTCCCAGTTCAGACCGATCACATGATCATTACGAGGCTGGTGTTTACTTAGAGAACCTTAATTTAACGGACGACGAAATTCTTACTATCATTGGCGATAGTATAATGACAGGTATTGTTAATTTCAAGCCAAGTCCTAATCCAACGATAAGTAGAGGGACAATAAACTTATCGATTTTCAAAAGGAATTGAACCTTCTTATTTCCTACTCTCGCATAAAGTCTTCCACCCTAACAAATATGGCTGACGCTATACGGATTTTGTCCGGAAGAAGATAACTTCTTCGGATAAATAACCATAAATATCTGAAGTAAATGGGGAAATTCGGAAAATTCAACCTCCCTGAATTCGTATTAAAGAAGTTCGGTCAAGGCATTGCCGACGAAACCGCTACTCTAACTGAGGAACAGCTTCCGTGTGAGGACTCAGCCGAAAATCAAAAAAAGAGCGAATCAATGACAACACAAAGAACGAGCCACAAAGAAGGCTCCTCGAATCATCATGAAAGTCACAAAGTTTTCGAAAGCTTTCAGGATTTTCAGGCTAACGTTTCTGAAACTCCAATCGGAGAAGATCAGGACGATGATACAGAAGAAATGAACGAAGAGGACATGCTAAAGGAACCTGAAGAAATGGCTCAGCCTTGCGAGGGTTGTTCAGACCATCCGGACACGTTATCGGAAAATGCAAAGACCGCAATCAAGCAGATCTGTAATGAGGTTTTGATCAAAGAAGCTCACATTTACGAGACCTCAGAAGATCCTAATCAAACGTACGAGACGTTCCTAAAGGAATGCACTCATTACATGGCAGAATGCTTGATAAGAGCTTCACAGAACCTAAAAGTCTAACTGCGAATGAAGAAGGTCGGGATCATCACTGGCAAGTTCAAGCCACCTCATGTCGGTCATTACGAAGCCATCAAAAAGATAGCTAAGCAGAACGACGAGACTCAGGTCTTCGTTTCTCCTATCGAAATGGACGGCGTGACTGGAGCGATGGCCGTGCAGATCCTAAAGGAGTACTTCAAGGACGATAAATCTGTGAAGATCAACCTGGCCGAAGGTTCTCCAGTAAAAACAGCCTACGAATTCATCGACCTGTTGGGAAAAAGCAAGGACGCCCGGGACGTCACGCTCAACATATATTCTCTTGACTCTGATATGAACAGGTTCGATACTGTCGAACGTTTTTCTGGGGGAATAGGGAAAATCAACCGCATTACTACTAAGAGACCTGAGGGTGTATCTGGTACCGACATGCGAAAATTTATTAAGAACATGGACAAGGAAAAATTCTTTGCGGCATTGCCAAGACAAGTGGACAAGGAAAAACTATGGAAAATAGTGAACGAAGAAGCGAGCGGAACCTATTCTATCCCAGCCGATTCGTTCAATCAGGAAACCGACCCTAACGTTTCTCCAACTCCAATAAGCACCAATCTCGGAGCGATTCCTACTCAATGGACGAATTCTGCTCCTTATTCCAGATGGGATTTGAATCCTGCAAATAACGTGACCCAGTTCAGACGGAACCCTGGAGAATTGACCAAAAAGAAGCACGTTAAATCTTTCGCTGAGTACCTAGAAGGAGGATCAAATAAATAACAAAAAGTATCGAATCACATGTCAGATAAAGTAATGAATTTCGACCAGTTCGCAAAAACAGACACCTTGCAGGATCCAAAAACTGCTCTGAAAGGCGATAACGTCGACCCACAGAAGAAGGAAAAGTTCGTGGACCAGGTCAAAAGAGCGGATTTAACTACTCTAACCACAAACAAGCCCGACTATTCGGCAACTGTCGAAAATCCTATAAATGAGGATGTGAATGCTATCGTAACTCAGTTGAACGCTCTGAAGCCGAAGATCCAGCAAGCTTTGGAAACTTTAACTAAGGCACAGAAGGATTACAACGATCTGCGGTTACAAGAGAATCAGTTCGAACAGCAATTAGCAGCAGAGCAGGCGAAGTCTACTACACAAACGACAACCGCCGCTCCGACCGCAACACAGGCTGCTCAGAACACTCCAGGAATAGGCGGAAACCCAGCAGGGCAGCCAATGGCAGCTCCAGGATCAGAAGAATAAAAATACTAACGTAATGACAAGAGCCGAACTTTTAATTGACATCAAGAACGAACTTACCTTGGCAAAGGCTCTGCCGTATTCGATCCCGGATGCGGAAATAGAACGTGTCATTATTAACGCCGAACGGTACTTCTACGATAATTGGAGACATGCGGTAGAGCCTCGATACTTGCTCATACCGAACGAACTTCTTTCGAACGATAGGTTCAAACAGTCCCGTACCATCAGAATGCCGGACTGCGTTCAGTTCGTTTATGAAGTAAAGGAACCTAAGGGAAATTCCATATTCGGAACCATTGACTGTGACTTCGCGGACAACAAATTCATCGGATCCGAAGTCTTTTTGACTCCATTCATTGGAGAATCTCTGGTGTATCGTACGGTTCTATTCTCATTCCTTGACATCACGAAGAATTTCATTCTTGATACGATAGCATTCGATTACAATAAGAACACCAAGTGCGTTTCCATAACGGGTAGAACGCCAACAACCAAAATGGTCATGCAAGTGGCTAAGAAAATCGACGAGCAGTACCTTTACGAGGACGAAATGTTCCAGAGGTACACCAGGGCAAAAGCAAAAGTAAGATTGGGAGAATTGCTCACTAGTTTTGACTTCAACCTACCTGGAGGTATCAGACCTAATTACAATACCTTCGTCACCAAGGCTGATGCTGAATTCACGGCAGTTTTGGAAATGATGAAGGGCGAAAATACGCCTGACTGGCTCTACTTAGTCCACTTCTAATGACAGATTTCTATTTCAGGGAAGCAACCGATCCGAACTTCATAGCGGACGTTTTCGAGTCAAAAAACGACATCGAGAACACCATTACGCAAGTTCGAATGACGATCCTGACGAAAAAGGGAGAAGTTTTGGGAGAACCGATGTTTGGGTTGGACGCAACTAAGTACCTTTTCGAATTCGAGGGATACCCAATAGACTTATTGGAAAAAGAAGCGTCCGAACAGATACAGAACTACGTTATGCTAGCAAAGCAGTACGAAATAGTTCCAACCGCATTCAATTTGGACGATGTTTCCGACATGTTCAAGGTCGGATTGGGCCTGGATATTTCTATCAATGGCAAGAGGTCGTTTGCAGCCCTGTACGAGGATTAACCTCCGGATCAGCCTTCACCACGTGATTCGGCTGTTTGAATTTACCCAACTTATTAAGGTTAGTGCTCATAAAAATGGCAGAACGAATATCTCGTCCTGCTTTTTTTACCTTGTTTCTTTGCTCCCATTAGAGACCTCCTTCTGGAGTTCCCATTTCGCTCTTGGTTTCGCCACCAGCTTCTTCAGGATTTTCCGGTGGAGGAGCCGGGGTTGGAAGAGGACCTCCAGCTGGAACTTCGACCTCTGCTGGTTGTCCCTCAGACGTTTTACCCTTTGATTTAGCCAAGTAATCGGCATTCTTTTGAATTACCTGATCGCTAAGCTTCAAGTATTCCCTTACCAAGAAGTCGGAAGAGAAGTACGACTTGTTCTCGTCATTAGTGATTGCTTTGAGAGCGTTGATTGCTGCGATCCTCTTGTTCAGGAGATCCTGATTCTTGATTTCCTCGAATACGTTATCATCGTACCAAGTTACGCCAATAGAGTTCTTGAATTTTGGATCATTTCTCAATTCCTTCACGTCCATGCACATTTGCAAGTACAAAGGTTTCGTGATGAGCTCCTTGTAAGCTGAACGCAAACGCAAAATGAATTTGTTGTAGCGAATTTCTTCCCTGGAAATACCTTCCGTTGACAAGGTGAACGTTCCGCCCCCCTCAGTGTACCTGGAGTTAGGAATTTTCGAGTCCATCTTCAGTTTTTCATGAAAGTACTTCAAGAGTTCTGAACCGGACAGGTTTGGACCGACATATTCCAAAGGTTCTATCTTTACTTGCTGTTGCTGGTCATTTACTGGAACGACGTAGTTCTTGTAGAACAGAATGCTCGGCTTTCCGTCGACTTTCAGTTCGCCAGATTCGCCGTCGAAGTAAATATCTTCCTTCAGGGTGTTCGTGAACTCACGAACGTCCTCCTTGGCTTTCTGCATTGACTTGGTTCCGATAGGAACGGTAGTAACCAATCGAATTGGAGCATGCATCGTGTGCCAAATGACCTTCGAGTGCTCAATGATCCTCAACATGTTGAAAGATCTCACCAAACGTTCAACGAAGCTTACACGTTTCGTCCTCATGTGATTCGAGTACGATATGTAAATGATCTGTGAGTCGGCTAATGTTCTTATTTGCTTAGTAAGAGGATCACGCTGGGACCACATGAGGACCATCTTGCCCTCATTATCCTTTTTCAGTTCCGGATAGAGGCTTGCCGGGTCAAGTTCCTTGAAACCGATGATCTCGGTTGGCTTCAGAATGTTATCGTAAATGATTTCGAACGTTAGGTGTCCCTCGATCAACCACTGGTAGAAGTACTGCCATGCAGAAATTCCTTGATCGAATCCCCAGCGACTGTAAATTTTCGAGAATGCTGTATTGTAAGCATTGACGATACGTTCTTGGTACTCGAGACGGTTCTTTTTGTTGTCTCCGAGGTACTGCATTTCTCCGATAAGGTCGTTCGCATAACAGAAGCGATTGTCCGGATCGTAAACGATTGCATCGTCTGTTATTGTTTCGAGAACGAACTCGATTTCTCCACTGGAAGCTATGTCCCTCAAACGTTCACGTTTCGTAACGTAATCCATCTGAAAGAAGGCGATAGCCTTCGTCTTCAGTGCCGAAGTGGTATCTGCTAGGGCTACGGTGGCCCTCATTAAATCGTCGGTTGCGAAGCCTCCACCTGATCCTCCCAATTGGCTTTCGATAAAACCGATCGCCTGAGAGTTCTTAATGAGGAGGTCATCGTATTTAAGGCCGAACCTGCTCAATTCCGTTAACCTGGACTTGAGCGATTTCATTGGATTACCTTCTAAAAATCCTGCCATGCATTATCATGTAAATTTTGTCAAGAAGTAGAAGATTGGAGTTTTAGAAGCGATTGATTTATCGTGCATGTAATTGCATCGACCCATTTTAATAATTTGGTCCCAATCGATTAGAGCTAATGGATTCCCCATCTCACCTCTTGTATATTTATCAACCAGGAATTCTAATTTAAGACCCGTTTGTTCGGAAGCAGTCTTTACGAATTGTCGATTGATGGAATGCAAGGGTGCAGATTCTTGCATTCTTATACGGTTGTTCACATGCGCCAGATCGCCAGTGCTATCCACGAGCTTTAGCATCGTCGGAAATATGTGCTTCAAATACTTCTGAAGAAACCATCTCCTTAAGTTAAACGGCATTAGCTTGACGTTCAACCCGACTTCCATTGGCCCCTCCTGTCCAAGCGACAGAATGATCGGCCTTCTATCGAAGTACGGTTTTTTCGGCTTCCTTCCATCAAGCAGTCCAACTTGGTACTCGTCAAGACTCGGAAGATCGTCCTCCGAGAATGACGAAACCGAAACGAACGTGTAAAAGTATCCTGGAATTAGCCTAGCGTAATTGATTTGCACCCTATCGTTATCGAAATAGTACGCTGTTCCCTCTTCTGGAAACGGTGCGATTTCGCCGGTATCTGTGAACTCTTTTATGACTTTAAGTTTCATTACTTCTTTTATATGGATTTGAACAGAAAGTTTTCAGTAATGATCCCGAATTTAACTCCCTTTTGCTCAGCAAACGCTTTGGCAGCTTCGAATTTCGCCTGATTCACTATGTACTGTTTTGCAGCCCAAACGTAATTTGCGGTCTGCTTGTCCGTCATTCGTTCTGGAGCTTTCGGGGGAGTTATGTACTTATTGGGCTTCACCTCTAATAAGTATTCACTTTCCTTTCCGTCTTGCCCAATTATCTTAACGTAGAAATCTACATAATATTTATGAACTCTTTTGTCTAGCGGATTAAAAAATGGAATTGGAATCGGTTCACTAGCATAATTTTTGATCTGTGGATTCAAATCACACCATTTCAAGAATCGAAATTCCCAAGAACTTCGAAAAATAATTTGATCTAAACGTCCTATATATTTTTCTGGATAAATTGGCTTATAATAACCCTGTCTAGGAAGGCGCAAGCCATTTCTAGGTTTTAGAAAATCTTTGATCGTATTAGTTTTAGGTGTGTGCACAATACTATTTATCAGAAAGTCTAAAAAGATCGCACGTGATATTATGATTTATCTTAAAGAGTTTCCATTCCTCTTCGGTCATATCTCCCTTAGCTCTATTTTCAAACCACGATAAAATCTGTAGATTATCTAAATGATTAGTTCCGCCTCTAGCTCTAGGAATTATATGGTCTATGGTTGGGCGTATTAACTTATTGTTATTAGTGTTTACCCAAGAATCATATAATTCATTGAAATACTCATCATTGTAGAATTTTTCTATAAACTTTTCAATATATGATTGCCCATAATCGTAATTTTCATCGTTAGTTTTACTAGTTCGTAATGGGCAAATCCATTGAAAAATAAATCTAAGTTTATCATAATTTGAATACTGTTCCAATTTTAGCGTTGGCATTCTCAATTGAGACTTGATATTATTATATTTATGTCTAAGTGACATACTTTTACCTAACCTGCCACTAGGTTTTCCGAGTAAACTTTTAGATATTTTATCTTTTGTAGAGTCCGTTAGATTACGATATTTTCGGTTGGACTTTTTTTCAATTTTTTCAATTGCTATTTCATTACGTTTTAATATGGTAGTAACTTGATGGGGTTTCAAATGCAAATTTCGAGCTATTTGACAACAATTAAAAAATTCATCTACGTATAATCTGATAACTTCAGACGTAATATTCTCCCGGAAAAGTATTTTAGCTGGCATTCGAACCTATTATTTGGAATTATTTATCCAATTGGTTCGTGTCAATTCTTAAAGGTATGCGATGTCGAATGGACTGTCGCTGAAGTAATGTTCTAGCCAGTCGTTGAATTCCGCTATCGTGAAGTTTGGCCTTCTTGCCCTGATGAAATTGAACAGATCGTTGATGTCCTTGATCGAAGTTATCTGAATGAGATCCGAGTCGGTCTGGCACATCTTCTTAAGGTAGGATAGTATCTTATTCCATAACAGAACCGAGTAACCTTGCTTTATTAGGTTCATCATCTCGTCCTTTCCGCCCTTATCCTTATCGAACAGTATCCTGAGACCTGCCTTCGCTCCAAGAGAAGGAAGTATGCTTCTTGCTTTCGTCACTCCAGTCGTAGCTATGCAGTTCCTGACGAACATCGAATCGAACTGCCCCTCGGTCAAACAGATCGGTTTTGCAAAATCTACATTGAGAATGTTGAAGTAATTGTTGAGGTAATTCGCATCTTCCACTAGATCGTGGTCGATTTCCCTCTGTATGAATATGCTTGCCAGGTCCGTGTACGATTTGATAATGTACTTGCGTTCAGCCTTTGGATCGAGGCTCCTCATTGAGAATCCCAGGATCTTCCCAGATCGCCGGTCAAAGTTGAAGATAAGTATCTTATTGTCGGAGTTGTCCGTGTACAGGAAGTCACCGTAATCCTCTATGAGGTGAAGGTTCCTTCCCTTCACGTACGATACTGCATTCGGATGATTTTCGGTTTGATCGAGTCGTACTAGGCTGAAACGATTGATGACCTCAGGTATCGTGATTAACTCGCTGGTGTCCGACGTCATGAATCGAAGGAATGGCTTCTCCGTCCTTTTTATCCTGATCGGTTTGTATTCCATTTCGGCTACGAAGCTCGGAAGCATTATTCCAAGCTCGCGACTCATCTTGGCAACGAACTCACCAAGGGACATGTATGCCATGCAACCGTCATTAAAGCACTTGTAAGCTTCCGTATCGAAATAGAGGTTGCCCCTTTTCTTAGAAGCCTTTTTGTGCGAGTCTCCACAGATCGGACAAGCAAAATTAAGCTTGCGATCGTTGGAGTCATCTATTTTTTGCTTCTCGAAATTATCGTGAAATCTTTTGGTGAGAACGACTCGAATGAATTGTACTACCTCTTCCCTTTGCATTATTCAATACCTCTTCTTAATTCTTCTTCGTGTTCCGCTAATTCTTCTGCTGTGTACGGAGTGACCATTTTCTTCTGTAAGATCTTCATGACCCTTAAATACGCAGCTTTCGTCGATATACCTGTGTTAGCTTCCTTATTCTTAGCTTTCGATTTTACCCAGTTATCGTCTCCCCAGGATTTTTCCCAACCGTTCTGTTCGAGAACTATCACCATCTCATCGTACGGAGTTTCAAAAGGATCGGTAATCGTTATTCCTTTTTTCTTCGCTATACGTTCACGGTACTTTTGCAATTCGTGCTTTGAAACGATAACTGTCGAAAGACCGTACGTCGTGATCGACGAAATGAATATCGGAAACAGATCTGGCGGTATGGTTACGTCCGGATTTCCAACGAAATGCTGAACACTTTCCGGAATAGGAGTGAAATCGAGAGTTTCCGAATGCACCGTGTACAGTGGATACGTTTCGTCGTTAGTGAAAGCTTTCGTTCTGCTCCTGGGTTTTATTATCTCGATATGACGAATTAACTTCGAATTCAATTTGCTGAATCCCATGGCTAAGAGAAGCTTGTTTATGGGTTCGACTATGAGACGGAAGAATTGCTGCTCGCGATCGATAGGCATTGCGAATTCCGGAAAAGCTCCTGGTGCATAGGCGAAAACGTCGAAATCGTATTCGTTATTCGCAGCGTAGTAGAATTTGATCTTGGAACCGCTACGAATCAACGGATACTTCTGATTGTTTGTCTTTTGAATCACGTGATTGTGATAAGCTGAAGCTCTGCCGTAAATCGGCATTCCTTTTTCCATCACCAATGGAAGCAAGCTTCTGAGGTGTTCCTCGTAAACTCTTACGGAAAAATTGAATGCTATTTCGTCGATGAGCATCTGTTCCATTTCGGCTTTCATTGCTTTCATCACCGGAATGAGATCGTTTTCGAAATCGAGATCGTAACCTTTTGCCAGGAGGATCCAGTAAATTTTTTGCAAGTTCTGGCGAGCCCAGATAGGATACGAGGATTGAATAGCTTCGAGACCCTTGATCATGAGGTACGGTTTCGGAAGAAGCTTGGTTCCTTTGGAAGCAACCTCAAGAATGTACTTTTTCTTTGCTACCCAAATTCCTGCGCGAGATATGTTTTCGAGCTCGAAGTTCTGGTGATTTTTCGTGTTGAAATGCTGAGCGTACTTTTCGAAACAGCGTTCGAAGTACTCGTGAAGTCTGTAAGCATTGACGTCCAAGCAGAACTGCAAAGCTTCTTGATCGGTCAAGTTTAGATCTCTCTGAATTGAATTGATTGCGTACTCAATGCAGGAATAAATGGAATCGGTGTCGGTGTAAATTGCTGCTTCCTTTTCGATCTTCGAAATCGGTCTTCCCAAGATACCGAGCTTCTCGTGAAGTTCGGTATCAAGGTGCCACATGTTCATGAAGTAGTGGTTTATTGCCTTGATCGAGAACTTGATGAGGTCCTGACCCTGTAGGGTGATGGACTGAGCAATATCATTATTGTGGAAGTAAAAATAGCGATTTCCAAACGCACCATAGAAAGAATTGATAAGGATCTTAATAGCATTCTGCTTAAGATCCAATGACTTTATTCGTTGTTCTAATGTTTGATTCATGCTGGTATTGTATAGGTGAACCCAATTTAAGTTTTAATGTACTAAATAAATAAAGAAAAAAGACTGACCAAATGATCAGTTCTGTTAGTAAACAGGCGTACGTAGTGCAAAGGAAGTACCCGTTTCTCGAGAATTTTCCATTCAACGAGTTCCAGGTTGAAGCAGGAGAAGTGTTCAATCCTATGGGAATGGACGATTCCGATTACCGGAAGACTCCAATCGATCCGAAATTGCTGAAATTCGTTTACGAAGCCGGTCAAAGTTCAATGACCATCATGATTTTTGAACAGGAACTCAATTGGTTGAACGAAATCGCCGAAAAGATAACCGACCTTAATCATGCAACTAAGATCATTGACGATGCAATAAATGCGCCAGACCTTCTGGCGAAGAGGGACGGAGTGAATTTTGCTGAAGATTGGTCGTCGAAGATTCAGGACAATCGTACCAGGTTGAGTTACTCCACTTCTGGCGAAATCCTTGCAGGCCTGGTCAAAAATCAGGAACAGCTGATAACAGTCATCAATAAGTTGGTCAAGCTAGCAATCGGAAAAGGTCTGGTCGGTTTGGACAGGGAAGAGTACCAGATAATTCTCACCTATTACCAGTTCCAGTTGATTTACACCAAGCTTATTTTGGGAATAGTGATAGCATCAAAAATATCGATATGATAAATGGACAATACTCAACTTGATTCCTTCTTAGCCTACGTTTCGTTGGTAGAAGAAGATTTGAACGAAAATCAGTTCACCAAGGAGGAGATACAAAAATTGGATCTCATACGTAGCAAGGTTTCCGACCTATTGAAACGTACGCAGCCGCCTTCTCAAATCGCTGCGCCGGTTCAACCAGTTCAACAGACCCAAGCCGTTCCTGCACAGCAGATCGTCGAATCTTTCGATAATTTCGTTCTCAACGAAATGATACGTAAGCGTGGAAACAAATGGGTGGTTCTTGACAAAAAGGGAAAGAAAACGTTGGGAACGCATCCTACCAAAGAAAAAGCTTTGGCCCAACTGCGAGCAATCGAAATAAGCAAGCACGGATAATGAACGAAATCGTACTCAATTTTTCTAATTTCATCAACGAAAGTAGACGATTCGATGATACTTTGACATGGGGCGATCCGTATCAAGGGCTATTCAACGATTTTCCATTCGAGCACGGAATACTTGAACTCATTAAGTCAGTTGATAGAAAGTGGATAGAGCTTAAAAATAAGTACAATTGGGGAAGAGAAGGTCGGGATTTTCCTTCCGGTCATTTCGTAATGAACATCAAAGTCTACAACATCTGGCCAGACAAGAAGAAAGCCGAAGAAGCAATGAACTACTCCAATCTCAGCGATGATGAATTGTACAATTGGTGGTATCGGTTTCTAAACGATCAACGGGAAGCTTTAACTGACGGAATAGATTACGGTTGGGTGGATTACGTTGGTTTCGGAGGAAAGAATGGAGGGTGGTTAGTTGTCGTGCCAGTAGCTACTGATGACGATTGCCATAACCGCATCGAGGATATGACTTACGATTACGAAGGAATAAAAGAATCGGCGAAGGAAGAAGACAGTTACGAAGGTTTCGTTGAATTATCTGACGACGAAAATTATGAGGAACTTGTCAAGTCCGGTATGATTGATGAGCCTTATGAAGTACAGGAGCTTAGGGAAGAAGCTGAAAAAATAAGGACCTTTCTTACTAACGAATTGGAAAAATTGCAATCAATTGATTCCAATTTACAAGAAGTCCTCGCCAGGGTTCAAAAGTTCAAGGAAAATGGAGAGGAATGGTTCTACGATTACCTGAGAGAAGGAGTCGCTTAACTTTACCTAAACGGAGTCAGATCGTACTCGTGTTTTGAAGTCACAAATTCCTGTTCCTTGTAGATTTTTTCCCTAACTTTTCCGTGCTTCACGATGTACCCATCAAGATCGTCAACGAGATCCAAAATGGTGATCTTGTACTTTCCCTTCAGCTTACGCATTCCACGGCCGATTGACTGTCGAACGGTGATTTCAGATTTGTAGCTTTCGGCGAATATGATGTAGTTGACATTCTTCAAGTTTATTCCAGTAGAAAACGTTCCGACCTCAATAGGAGGCAACTAGCACAACGCCAGTTGCCTCCTTCGTATTCTCCTCTATATTTTTTAATGATACTATTTTTGCCATATTAAATTAATCAGCTTATTTTATTAATTGTCCAACCTATTGTATTTCGAACTTTCTCACATTTAAGATACTTTGATTTAACTCGCTTATTAGAATTCGTAAATTTTCTAAATAAACTTGCTGAAAAATTAAATTCATCAAGTATAGATTGGACGCCAACTCGTCTAAAAACTTCGCCAAGTGGCGAAATAAGAAGATACTTGAATTGCCGAATTTTACGGTTTTTCATTTTATCTCTAAATAAAGGTTCATTCCACTTAGCTTTTAATTTTGTACTTATTTTATCTTTTACTATTATAGTTGATAACGATTTCTTTATTTTCTCGCCGAATGCTTTACGATATTCTGTATCAGCCGATGCCCATCGTTTCAAACCTCTATTTGAACTTTCCTTTGGATTATTTGTAAAATATTCTTTCATTTGTTTACTTTTTAATATACGTAAATCATTGCTCCAGTTCTCACTATTTTGTTTGCATCGTGCCGCATACTTTAAAGGGTCTGCTTTTATTTTAGCCCATGCTTTATTTGATCTACGACTTCTTTCTGTCAGTGAAATATTTTTTAAAAATTCGTGTCTAGCTAACTTCCATTTTTCATAAATTTCAATATTGCTCTTTAACTTCATCCATCCTTTCTTTGCTGCAATCGATAAAATTTTATGATTCTTAGAAATATCACTCTTCATAAAATTTAATGTTCGCAAAAATTGTCTGGTATTATACGCTTGTGCTAACAATTCATGAACAAAAATATGATCTAAATAAACAAGATTGACGATGTTCCAATTTGCATTGATGTGCTGATTAAATGGCGATCTAGGAAGAATATGATGATTTTCAGTATATTCAACTGTTTGCGTACTATCGTGCACTTCGGAATACCGTAATAAAAAAGTCAAATATTCAAATAATTTGAGGTCATCGTCAGGCATTCCCAATTCATTAATGAACTGTGAATAGAAGTAATTTATATTTTTGAATTTCATACCTGTACAAAATGTGAACTTTTACTTATTTATATTGACACTTTTGTAAAGTTACCCATGCATCTGAGATTTCATCAATTTCTGTTAAATCCTTTGCGTATTTTCTAGAACCATCATTTAGCTGTACAAATTGATATTGGTTAATTTTAATGAATCTATCAGCTAATTCAATTACTAAAAATTTATTTGAATTTTCCAAAATTTCTCGATAGTCGCTCCTATCGTCATCGTTCACGCCTCCATCTATGTAGTAAACGTTCTCGTTAGTTTCGTGAATCTTATCCTGAATTCGCTGCCCGTACTTGTCCTTAACGTTTATGAATAGGACTAACTTATTCCCCTGCAAATTCTCACAGAGCTTCGCAATGAAATTGATTCGAGGTTCGTACGAGATAATGAATTCCTTTTCCATATCGTACATCACTTTCCCAGGAGGATGAACTTCCATCTGTTTCAGCTCGGCATACTTCTGAACGAACGTTTCGTCCTTTGGGTACTTGAGCTTTAGCATTTTGACATGAACGTCAGCAGAGTAATCGTTGTCCATCAAGAACTTCGCTCTGACCTTCATGCTAAGCGGACCCAAGAACTCCTGAATCTTGAAGAAGTCCGAGAACTGTTCCTCTATTTGTATGGTTCCGGAGAGTCCCAACTTGTACTCAGCATTGATGCTGGCCAACAGGATGTTGCGAATCGAATCTCCTCGACTCGTGTGACATTCGTCTACACAAACGACGCTGAAGTTCTTGAAGAACTCCGGCTTGGTCTTACGTTCTATTTTCTTTTTTCCACGCTTGGCTGGAGTACCGTCGTCGAGAATGACGCTCTGATAGGTGGTGATGACCAGATCGCAATTAGCAAATTTCTTCTCGGAGAATTCGTTCTTCCCTCCTATACGGTGAATGTTCCAGGTGACCAACCCCGTCTGATATTCCGTTTCGAATGCATCAGCTGTCTGATTGACCAGGGATACTTTCGGAACTATGAGAATTGCTTTCTTGTCCTTTGAAATGATTCCCTTTCTTTTCAGGAACGATAAGTATAAAAAGAAGATCAGGGTCTTACCTGCTGAGGTCGCTAATTCCTGTGCACAGAACTTGTACTTCAATCCACGGTGAAGAGCTTCCAATTGATAATCGTAGGCTTCGATTTGGGGGTTAGTTCCGTCCAACATTACTGACGCGAACTTGTCTGACTTGTCCTTTGTGAACTCCAGGTTCAAAAGACTGTCCAATCCACGGATTTCTATCTCGTAATCGTACTTTTCGCCGAAGTAGTACACCTCTCGCCACAGACCGATACCGATTCGATGGTGGTCATCGATGAATTTATCGTACCCGTCCCAAAGTTTTCTCTTGTAAAGAATGTTGTGAAAGTATCCCTGTTGCCTCTTCTTGAAGTAGAGCTGCAGATCCTTTAATTCACCCTTGGTGTCATGGTGTACTAACTGAAGGTACTGCTTATCTGCAGTTACGTCAAATACTAGCAAGCGCGTTCGATGTTTTTAGTTGCCGTCGAGAATTTTCTGAGCGGCAATACGGTCTTTAATGCCCCAGAGAACTGAATCGACCGTTACGATCGATTCTGAGTAAAATTTGATCTGATTTTCGAGCTGTTCGAGCTTTTCTCGTAACTCTGCGGTCTTTCCATCGACTATTGTCGCCTTTTCGGTCGACTGGTAACGAATCTGACCTATTTTCGATGCGTCGGCCCATTCTTCACCCTTCTTTTCACGATACTTCTTCTTCATTTGAGTAAAATGCTCCAAAAGAGTGTGATTTTCCTCAAGAAGGCGCTGTCTCATGCTCAAAAAGGTGACCTGGACATCAGGTATGTTCCTGATGTTGCTCAAGAGCCTGATTCCGCTCTGTATTTCTCCCGAAAAAGTTTCTCGTTTGTCACGAAAGACCTCGGCTAACGTTCGTTTAGGTTTTTCATCTTCCATCTTAGTATTTTACCTAAAATTGTGTGGAAGTTTTACGTCAGGAAGGTGTAATAAATGCTTTCTATTTGATAGAAATCGCTCTGGAATTCGTTGATCTGGTTACTGCCGTAGATGGTGTTACCAATTGAGTGATGGTCACCGTTACGATAGAAAACTGAGACGGCTCCGTCGTACAAGCACACGATAGAGTCCAAATTGTAGTGAGCAAGCGATCCACGAATGATTTCCTTGAACTCATCAATGGACACGGACGTTCCCTCGTTGGTAACGAAGATGCTTGGGTACACCATGCGCACTCGTTGTTCGATCTTGGACAACGACGTGATTGTTTGGATCACGTAATTCAGCTTCTCGAACGTGTCCAAGTCATTCAGGAACTCGTTGTACTGCTTCATTGACGTAAAATTGTATATGGCGAAAGGCTTTTGCTGTTGAACGCAGTCCCTGATCAGGTGATACCTATTACCATCGTACTCTCGTGAGCGTCTTAACGATCTGTCCATGCGAAATTTGTGAAGTATTGTTAAACTACTGAGTTATTTATCAGTAGAAGAAGTAAACTATAATGATGAGAACTGTCAAATCATTCAATGTTCAGATTTGGGTCGGACTTCGATCCGAATACGGTGATCACATTCACACGATAGAGAAGGTCAGAGAAATCTGCGACAAGTTCGTGAATACCCTTGACGAAAGAGGCTTAGGAGATTGCGTTACAATCACTCCAACTGAGTTTAGGTACGTAAAGGGCTGGGAACCTGGGGTGATTGTTGGGTATATTAACTACCAGCGGTTCCCGAGAACTGAGGATCAAATACTGAAAAAAGCATTGCAGCTTGCAGAATTGCTGAGAGTTCAATTATTTCAAGAGAGAGTCTCAGTAGTGACTCCAGAAACAACATACCTACTCGAAAATGAGCAACCTGAAACACATTAACGTATTCGATTTCGACGATACCATGTTCAGAACGCAGAACTTCGCTTCATTGGAACCGAAGGGCAAGACTATGTACGAATGGTACGATTCAGAAAGGTCCTTATCTCCTGATTTTCACATTCCTGCAATAGAGAACGTCATCGAAAAGACCAGAGAAACTGAAAATCCAAACTACCTCATCACCAATCGAAAGATCGCTAACAAGGAACAGGTGATGAGATTGCTTTCCGAACAAGGTTGTCAATTCACGGAAGTTTTCTTCTGCGAACGTGATGGTAACAAAGCAGACGTTCTATCAAAACTTTTAGCCGAGAATCCGACAGTTAAGAGCGTAACCATATACGAGGACTCAATATCCGAACTTACCAAGTACGCAGCAGTTCTCAGCGGGTCCAAGTTGCAAGTTTCTATATTCTTCGTGGACAAGACAAAAATCTTCGAACTGCCATTGTCCGCCATCGAAATCATACGGTACCTCGGTAAACCGGAAAGAATCCGATTGACATGATACTATTCGTAGAAGGTCCGCGCTCATGCGGCAAAACTTACCTCATTGAGAATTTTCTAAAGAGTCTCAAATCCCAACGGGAACAATATCCGCTGGACCCGATATTCTATGGGGTCGAGTACTACAAGTTCTACTTTGCCAATCACATCAAAACGTTGGGTTTGCAAGATCTCGATGCAACTCCGGCTTTGCATTATTTCAGTCTCGGCAACATCATGTCAATCATGGAGATGAATTTACGACCGGACTATGCCGGCCATACTTGGATTTTCGATAGAGCGATACTTTCAGCGTACACATGGGCAGTCCTTCGACACAGGTTAACCCCAGAAAGAGCAAGAAAAGAATACGAAGCTCTTTTGAATTCGGATCTCTATCGTAATTGCAAGACCATTTTCATCAAGGTCAATCGGCAAACTAATGATAATAGAGGAAAGGACATATTCGACGGAGCTCACTCAACCGAAGAAGAGCTTCACCAATTCGGCCATTTTCTCGAATTTGGTCTTCCTAGCTTGGACTATCGACCATGGAATAACGAACTAAGTTTCATTACCAACACTTTCAACGAGACCACTCAGAGGTTCAACGATGATTCAGACGTGGCATTTACGGCAGAATGTTATAGGCTTTTAGGTATTCCACCTAATAAATAACAAAAATTATCAAAGGTAAATGCTTAAGAAATTCGTAAAGAATTTTTTCGAGGTAAATGAATCGTTAGAGACCCCATTCAAAGGAATACCTGCAGCGGAATTTTTATCCGAACTGCAAACTATAATCGGATTGTGTCCGAAATTGGAAACGATTCACTACCCAGCTGACATTCACGGGCATGCTTCTCACGTAGCAACCATCATTTCTAACAGACCCGGAATCATAAAAGAAATCGGGCCTGACGCAGCTTTCGAACTTATCTCGGACGAACTCCTGAAGATTGAAGAATTCTACAAGAACTATTACAAGGACGAGAATCAGAAAGAAGTCTCGTTCTATATTTGGCAGGCTAGCGGAAGAGGTTTGAGGTACAACGAAATCGAAAAGAGATTGACAGCAAAAGGTGGAAAAACCACGTCTCAGAACATCATTCCTAACGAATTGATTTCGTACCTAGAAGGAAATTCGGAAGTTGCTGACTTGATCACTCACATTAGCATTGATCTGGACTCGCATGGAAAAAGGGAATTCGGTCAAGCAATGAGTCGTGGAGACTTCGGGCCGTTAGACTAAAAAGTAAAGATTATGCCAGGGCTATCACACTTAAAGGACGTTTTAGACAAACAAGGTAAGGCATTCATAGAGAATCTCCTTAATAAATCCATCATCATCAACGAGAAGATGGACGGAGCCTTCTTTGGCGTGAAGCGCGATCCAAATTCGTCCAAATTCCAGTACTTCAAAAGGAACGGCGAGCTCTCGTACATCGACAGAGTTCTGAGCAGGTACTTCGAACCTGCCGTACAGTACTTCGAAAGCCTATCTCCTGAAACGATAGAAAAGATCCCAGTTCCGTACATGTTCGGAATGGAGTACTTCGCGAATAAGAAAGCGCAGGTCATCGCATACGACCGTCTTCCAAAAAACAAATTGATTCTCAGTTACATTCACATTCTCGATCAGAACGGTAGCATTTCTGAAACCATTCAGAGCAAGGAAGAACTCAACAAATGGGCCGACCTTCTAGGAATAGAAAGACCACCTATCATTTTCCAGGGAAAGCTGACTGACGAACAGAAGAACAAGATTCAGGAGTTCGTTTACACTCCGTTCGACGAGCTCGTAGAAAAGTTCAAGACCATTTCTTTCACCAAGTACATCATGTCGGTTCTCAATCCAAAAATGAAAGCAACGTTCCTACGTGATTCACTCGATAAAGACATAGAGGGAGTTGTATTCAGGTTTTACGAGGACGGAAAGAAAACTGAGGAACCTGTGTTCCTAGCAAAATTGGTCGACCCAGCATTTCAAGCGAATGCAAAGGCCAGAGCGGCGGACAAGAATCAAAAGAAGAGCGATGACTACATTTGGATCATCGTCATCGACCTGATGAACTTCATAGAACAGTACTCATTGAGCGAACTACGCAACATACAATTGGCTAGAGAAACTTACGAAGAGAAGTACATTTCCCTAGTCAATCACATTTACTTGGCATTCATAAAGGAATTCGGAGAGAAGTACAGGGACCTTGACATTCAAATTCCGGACTTCTTACAGCGTGCAGATTTCAACGTTAACTTCGGATTGGTCAATGACGCTAGAGTGACTCAAATAATCGAGTCGAATCCGAACTTCAAGGAAATCTATCGTGTCTTCCTGAACATGTTTAGGAAGAAAAAAATTCGAGTAAGTTCGACGTTCTTCACCAAGGAAATGAAGGACAACCTGAACGATCAGGTAGACAAAATTAGCAAAGTAATCATGGGAGATGCAATTTACGAAAATTACTTCCCAACGTTCAGCGAGTTCATTGGTGAAGATAAGGAACCTGGTTATTTTGAGAGCTTCAAAGGAATTGAGGATAGGAAGACTAAACCGGTAAACTTGATCATCTCTGACTTTCAACCAATTCACCCAGGTCACATAAAATCGGCACAGGGCCTGTTCAACGAGAACGGTCTTCCTTGCCTGTTGGTCTGCGTTCACAGCGGAGCAACGAATAAGACCAAACCTTTCAAAAAGGAAACTGTCGTGAATGCTCTTCACAAATTGGTCAATATCTACCCAAGCTTCATGATCGGACCAGTAGTTGTACCGGACGGAGAGGTCGAAAACTTACTGAAGGAAATTCGCCCAGATTACGAACCTAACATCATTGCTGCAAACAAAAGTAGGATTCGCGACATTGCTCTTCAGTTGGAACTGGCAAAGAAAAGATCTCGTAACCTCAATCTAAAGAAGGATTTGAGATTGATGGAACTTCCGAATGCGGGAGTTAAGGATTCGATAATGACCTCAGTAAAGGACAACGATTACCAGTCATTCAAGTCAGCGGCTCCAGCAGCAATTCACTCAGAATTTTTCAACATGAACAGAGACTTGAACGAGAAGCTAAACGAATCGATTGATCTATCACAATTCAAATCTCCTGGCGTTCCAGTAATAGAGGTCGACGAATCGATCGATCTCATACTCGAGGAAAAAACTTAAGAATATCATCAGGACGGAATGCCAGTACAAACGGAACCGGGAACCTCAGGTTCTAGCGGAACTTCCGGAACTTCTGGTATCGCGATGGAATCATAAAAAAAGCTCCATGAGGAGCTTTTTTTATGTAAAATAGTACGAGAGAGATTAAAGAAGTGTTGTGAATTCGCCGTTCGTGAAGTTAATGTGCTGAGCCTTACCATCCTCATGGACGATTACGTGTGACTGTAGCCAATTGCTAGGACCAAAGTTATAATTCACTCTTAGTTTGGTCGAAGTCCCCACGGCGAGTGCGCCGTCCTTCCTACCAGGCGAATGATAATGACCGACAATGATTTTGGTGTTCAAGTTCCTGTACTGATTTATGGAACCGTACGTACCGTTAGTTCCTAGATCTCCATGCTGACCGAGTTCCCAATCCTTAATGACGTAACTGTCGTTACGGTCCAAAGTTATGAAATCTGGAAATCTCTGCTTGATGAGGTATGGAATAACTCCGTTCTTTGCTTTTCCGCTTAGTATCAGAGCAGCGTACTCCATGTACTCGAGCGAGTTCTTCAAGGTGCCGCTCTTTCTCCAATCGGAAGTTTGCAACCATCTGTCAAGGAAATCGTCATGGTTTCCGCGAACGATGACTGTCTTGAACGAGCCTTCGAAATTTTCCAAACCTTCGAGAAGCGACTCGACCTCGTCCTTCAACGTGTTGGTCCCATTCATCTCGCGTTCGTATTGAACGAAAGGATTTTTGATGTCATGATGATTTATTGAAAGGCCATCAAATACGTCGTGTAGAATGACGTGCTCAGGCTTCATGATCTCCATGAATTCCAGAGTCTTATTGAGAACGATAGGATCGTGCTGGCCGAAGTGAACGTCTCCGAAAACTATGGCAGCAAGCTTATTGACTTTACGTATCGTACTCTCTTCGTTTTCGAAATCGTACTCAACTTTGGTGTTGAGGTCCGTGAAGTTTCCATCGTCCGTTGCAGTTATCTGCCTAACGAAGAAAGTGGATTCATCCTTGATTTCAATGATGACGAAACCTAGAGTGTGGTGGAACTCTCCCTTTTTACCGGATTTCGAATCTGTATAATTTCTTACTGTGCATGCACCAGTAGTCATCATGATCTTTGGGAGGTTTCCCTCGAGAACCGGGACCGTTTCGAACTGAACTTTCGGCGATCCGAACACGCATGAGTTGACTCCAGTTAAACCACGAAGACCCGTCATCGGGTCAGTTGCAGTCGGTTGAATTTTGATGTCGGACATGATCCACATGTGCTTGTGGACGTTATGCCTGTTAGCATCCAAGTACTTCTCAATGCGTTCTGACCAAGTATCGTAATTCTTGTCCGTGAAGATTGATGTTGGATTCCTGTATCGGCCGGCTATCACGTGAATGTCGGCATCGATGTATTCCGCGTACTTTTCCATGTTGGAAATGAAAGCTTCATTTACTGGAGTATCATTTTGAGCCCAAGTAATGAGGAATCGATTCTTCTCTCCGAGTTGTCGTTCCTTTGCTTTTATGAGTTGCGGTGATTCGATTATAGATCTTTCGGTCAATCCTAATCTGGATAACCATTTGGCAACTGTGCGTTCAGATTTGTTAAGGTAGTTGCTCAATCTATTCATCCGTTCATCCCAGGTGAGATCCGTGTTCCTGTATAACTCGGAGACCGTTTGGATGTCGTCGTTGGTTAGATCTTCAAATTTCATTAACGTTGCGTTATTACAGTTTTATGTATCTATTTTATTAACACTTGAAATAAAGTTTTGATACCGGTTTATTGGTAGCATCCGCTAATAAATAATCCAGACATGGAAAAGACTCACCTAAACGCTAAAAGATACCGAGAAGGTAAGGAACCCTTAAAGAATGCGGTCCTCCAACATCCTGAGGGTAATCCGGTTTACGACTACGTTAAAAGCAAAGTGGAACGCAACTTCTGGGTGATTCCGTTCAAAACATGGGAGAAAAATCAAAAAATTCGTAAGCAGAAAAATGTTTAAGATCGAAGCTTTAGCAGTTGGAGAAGAAGATCCTCAGCTGGAACAGGATGCCCCTGACGTAACAGAACCACAGAATCAAAAGGAATCGACAGTAGCAGTTTTTATGCTATCTCTATTCCAAATCGCCGATCAGGCAAAAATCCTTCACCTGCAAACCGGTTTCGACACGGAGCACAGGCATTTCGGCTTATTCTATGATACGTTCATCGGTCAGATGGACACTCTTATCGAAGCAATCGCAGGTAAGTACGGTAAGGACAAATTAAAATTCGGACAGGCATCGATCATGCTCTACGATTACGAGGTTGCTTTACCCGCTTTCTGGCAGCTCGTCGATAGCATACTGCTGGAAATGTTCTACCAAATTTTCGATAGGGATAAGGATTCGGAACTGTTCAACATCGTTGACGAAATGCTCGACCTCAAGAATAAGGTTCAGTACCTATTGCAAATGAAATAATTTTGAGAATGTTTCTAAAGATAAACAGAATTCAACACTTTGAAGATTTATTGCTGGAAACGACCCTGATCAAAATTGGGGACGCTCTAAGCAAGGCCGGTTTGAAAACTGGAGACAATGGTGAAAGCACCGACAATTGGAATCAGGTGGATTACCTAATCGACCAGTTATTGGAACGCGGCATAGTTGACATTGCTCAGGACCTTAAGAAACCGATTCTTGAAAAGGAACTCGGAACCGAATTTTCTAAGGCGAAGATCAAGAGGTACTTAGCGTACTGCAAGAAAAGACGGGAGGACATAGATTCCGAGATCTCAACCATAATGTCGAAGGATCCTATCGATGAGTATCGCCTTGAAGAACTAATCGTTGCCAAGGCTAGGATAGCAGCTAGAATTCAAGTTCTAGAAAAGATCTATTCGGCTTTCCAAACCATCGATAACGAAGAAATTCACAAGATCGCTAACGAGGTTATGGAAGACATAACTAACCTGAAAACCGAATTCGCAAACACGTACATGGATTTTTTGACCGTGCTCAGCGAAAAGATTAAACCTGAAATCGCTCACATTGAGGATGCTGATACTCAGGAAGATGCAAAGATTCACAGTGCAAAAAAGGTAATCGATACGTTCGAAATCGCCGATCAGGTGATCGAGATTTACCCATCAGAGGTTCAAGCCGGAGAAAAACAAGCGAAAGCTAAAGCTGAACAGACAATAAAGGACAAGATTGGAGAAGAAAAATTCAACCAAGTAAAGGAAGAAGCTCTCAGGAACAAGCAGGAAGCCGTGATTCTAAGAAGGATCATGGACATGAGGTACCGGCTATTCACGACAGAAGAAGAAATCTATGCGGAAGCGGACCAGATCAAAAAGCAAATCAACGGTTTACGTGGAGCGGAAGGACCTCGTTACAAGTTTCAGTCCATTTCTTCGCCGGAAGTCATTCAGTACTTGACCGACGAACTTGCTAGAACAGTGAACGAACTCATAAACAGGGCCAAGGATAAGTCTCTAAACTTGGACAAGGCCAAGGGAATTCATTACAAGTTCAACACCAAGCTAAAATTACACGAACTGACCGACCTACCAGTTACCGGTCAGCAGATCGCCGATGCTAGCTTGATAATGAAGTTCAGGAAGAGGTTAGCTTCAATACTTCGTGCTTTTCCAGCAGCTCAACCAAACATGACGTCGGCTGGGAGAGCTTGGTCAGAATTCGGAGAGAAAACTCATGGAGCCTATGCTAAGACCCTGAACACTGCCGCGAAATTCATAGGCAGACTATTCGGCGGAAGAGAAGGCGAAATGAAAGCGGATGCCATCTCAAGGATGTTCATTCCTGGGCCGAGCGTCATCAATAAGAAACAACCTGTAATTTCTCCGATAACTGAGGATGGTGAAGGAGGCGGAACTGCTCCGGGTGTTTCTATTCAAGTTCCAGGATCCATAAGCGGTGCTGGACCGATTCGTGTTCCCACCGAAAATCAATTCGGTTCTGGAGATTTCAACACTCAGAAGAAAAAGAAAAAGAAGAAACGTAGCGTTTACGAGGACTCAATGACGATAATGAACTTCTCGCAGTTCCTAAACGAAAATAAGAGACCTAACAATGGAATTTAATGTCGATGATGTCGTTAAGATAAAAGCGACCGGCGAAGAATTAAAGAGCGAACTGTTTCAAGCTATTGCCGGGGCAAAAGCGAAAGTTAGCGAGGTGTACTCAACGAGGTACGAACCAGACGTCAAGCGATACGAAGTCACGTTAGCCAATGCAATAGAATTGAACGACGAAAACGTTAGCGTGATTCCCGGTCTGTACGGCGACAATTTGGAACCGTATCGTGAACGAGACGAAAAAGACGAAGTTTACGAAAAAGTGAATAATTCTAAAGCAATAACATCGTTTGCAGCATTCAACGAATCGATTGCAGTTCCACAGGAAAAATGGTACTTCGGTCTGGCCGATTGTCTAGGAATCGATTCTTTCATCGAGGAACCTGAATCATTGGCCGATTGGGTCGATTTTGACACTCTCTTCAAAGCTGGACTTCTTCCCGAAGAGGGAAGGAATACTTCGGAAAGAAAGAAGTACAACAGCATCATCAGAATGTTAAAGATGAGAGCTCAAGCTAATCCTCAGCGTTGGCCGATCGTATACAGAGTAAAATTGTCTGAATCGGACGGAACGGAAATTCAGAACTTGGTGAATGACGGAGAGTACGATGAAGCTTTGACCTACCTAAAACAGAAAGCTATCACAGTACAGTTAGCTAGGGGAACAGGCGGGGATGCAGAACGTCGGTGGAAAGCTATACCTAATCCTGATCTTGATTCCACGAGATGATCGGATGATTCCAGGTGACACCAAACCTATCGATCACTAGTTACTTCATTTCAATAATCGAATCGTTTCTGATTCATCCGATGGTGAATGGCTCTTCCCATGTCATTCGTGTTTGTCTGTAAATAAATAACCAAAAATAGGAACACGAT